GCACTGGCCGACGCGGTCGTGCTCGGTGAGGAGGTCATGGTTGACCCTTGGCGTTGCGCTCGGATCCACCTGTTGCTTGAACCGATCCGCAACATCACGCGGCGGAACACGGCCTATTGGCGACACGTGTGGCTCTCACGGCTGTGCACAACGGAGAAGGAAGCTGACTATTGTCGGTTCTGGCTCGGACGACTCGAGGACGAGCTGACCGAGTTCGAGGTGATCAACTACGAGACGGTGCGACACGTGGAGGAGAAGCTCACGGCGATCGAGCCCAGGCTGTTGGAACGACGCTCGGCGCCCGATCCGTTCAAGCTGCACTATCTCGAGGAGCTGCTGAGGGAAGCGGGACGTTGAATCCAGCACAGCTCGAGGCTAACCTGCTGTCAAGCGTGCGGACGGCTGCCGATGTGCGGCTGTGCGAGGAGCTGGGCATCACGGCTGACAGTTTTACGGCTGACGATAACCACGCGCAGGTCTGGAGTTACATCGTTGAGCACATCCGGCGACGGCGCGGCGAGGCACCCAGCTCGAGTGATCTTCAGTCGCTGTTCGGATTTGAGACCACGGAGTCGGGAGATCTCGAGAAGTACGTTGAGCGCGTACGTGAACGTCAGGTCATCTCAGAGACGCGACAGGCGCTGTGGCACCGCGGAGCCGAGCTTGACAGCAAGCCCGGGGAGAGCATCTCCGGTCTCATCAACGATCTGTCACAGCTACGGTTGGGACGCGTGCAGCGACAGTCGTACCTCGACAGGGATGCGCTTGGACGGCTCAAGGCATTTGACGAGATGAAGAAGGCCCGGGAGGCTGGTGAGTTCATCGGCATACCGACCGGACTCAAGCTGCTTGATTCCAACAATGTGGGCCTGCGTCCGGGACAGCTGGTCGTCGTGCTGGGTAACACGGAGGTCGGTAAGTCGTGGTTGGTGATGCGGATGGCGGTGGAGGCCTGGGCTGCCGGTAAGAAGATCCTGCTGATTTCGCCTGAGATGACAAAGGACGAACAGGGCGCGCGCTTCGACGTGATCGTGGCGTGTTTATTGGAACGCCCGGAGCTTTCAAACATTGGCATCACGCAGGGTTTGGAGAATCGCGAGAAGTACGTTAAGCACCTAGAATCCCTGACCGATAGAGCGCACTTTGTCTGTATCGATTCGTCAGAGGAGGCGCGTTCACTCACGTTCGACGAAGTGTGGTCGCTCACGTCTGAACATCGGCCGGATGAGGTTGTGATCGACGGTCTGCATCTGCTCGGTTCGAAGGATCGGGGCAAGGCTGGCTGGGAGGTCCTCAAGGCGGGGACCGAGCTGCTCAAGGCGATGGCGTTGCGCGAGCGGGTCGTTGTGCTCGCCGCGCATCAGGCTGATCGCAGTGCTGGGCGCGAGGGAACGAAGCCTCCGGGTCTGTCACAGATCAGTTATGGCTACAGCATTGGACAGACGGCCGATGAGGTGATCTCGCTGGCATACGATAAGAAGGACGAGTCCAAGCGGGTCTACATTGTGAAGAAGCTGCGCAGTGGACAGAAGGTCCGCGTGCGGCGCCGGCTACACTTCGATGTGGATCATGGCTTCATCAGTGAGACGGGCGAGACGGAGGAGGATCATGATGAGCTGCCTCCGTTGGAAACTCCCAAGTACTAGGCACACGATATGGCACTGATCGCTGACGCAGAAGTAGATGTCGCCCAGGTTTTGGAGGAACTGGGTCTCGAGCTTACCGGGCGAACGCGCGGTACATGGTTCGATGTGCTCTGTCCATTCCATCCCGAGACTAATCCGAGCTTCAGCGTGAACAGGGAGCATGGGGGTTGGATTGATCGGCACACGGGCGAGACCGGCGGACTGATCACTCTGGTTGCCACACTGCTCGAGGTCGACCGTGCCGGCGCGATCAGCTGGCTGCGCGAGCACAAGGTCGGACTGGTCGAATCTACTCCGGCGCTGTTGAGCCGTCTGTTTGCGGTCACTGGTGGTGACAACAACGCAGCCGAGGCGCTACATGAGTGGTCACTGGTCTATGATGCGCTGTCGCCGACCAAGATGGAACAGTACTTCTTCAGCCGTGGGTTTACGGTCGCGACCATGCGTAAGTTCGAGGTGCGATACGATGAGGACGACGACTCCATCATCTTTCCCGTGCGTAATGAGCGCGCTAACCTCGTGGGCTTCGTACGTAGACGCGTAGACCGCGGGCTTCCCTTCGCGCGTAAATACCTTTACCCTTCTGGCTTTCGACGGACACTCTTTCCGCAGCATCTATACCGTGGCGACACGCCGCTGTTGGTTGAGGGACCGCTTGACGCCATGTGGCTGCACCAGTGCGGTTATGAGAACGGGTTGGCGATGTTGGGTGGTGACATGATCCCCGAGCAGCGAGCTTGGCTGCGGGCGCATGCGACTCGGGTCATGCTCTGTCTCGACAATGATGCAGCGGGTCGACTGTCGACGAAGACACTCGTGAAGAAGTTGGTCTGCGACCATAATGTGTGGGTAGCGCGGCTGCCCGCCGGGGTAAAAGACATCCAAGAAATGGAGCCGCAGGACATCCCGAGTGTCGTTTCAGAGGCGAGACAACTGATACTTCCCAGCGACCTCTGATGCCTTTACAGACCCCTGTACATTGAATACGCTTTTGTGATATAATGGACGCAATGGAGGTGACGAATGACTGACATCAAGAGCCTTTCCTTCAACGACCTCGAGAAGCGCTTCAGACCTCTCATTGCCAAGTTTTCCCACTGGCCGATCTTCGGTATAGACTCAGACGACATCGCGCAGGAAATGCGGATCGTTCTGGCTAAGGCCCAGAAGAACTACGACCCAGACCGGGGGGAGAGCGGCTTCCTGCACTATCTGTACCGGGCCATGCAGAACCGTATGGGTCAGTTGGCCAGCAGGCCACAACGCAAGAAGCGGGTTCCACCCACGATGAGAGCATCACTTGATGACGTGACGCCGTCCATCAGGGAATCCGGCTTTGACCGAGTCGAGCTTGAGGCGGGACTGAGTCCGCCGGCGCTCAAGCTAGTGCGGTTGATCCTAGACCGCGGGCTGACCGCCAAGGCGCAATGGCGCGAGTATCTCTCCACCGATGAGCTGACGGACGCCACCGAAGAGTTGCGGACGCACCTATACGACTAGGGTATAGTAGACCGAGAGGAGGGCCTGAACGAATGCCTCATGGATTTAAGCAGATGGGCGAAGCCACCGCCGGTATGGGGACGGGTGGCGAGTTCATTAAACACGTGCGCCTCTATGAAGATCAAGAGAGCGCCATCATCAGGTTCCTGACCGACGCCGACGACGTTTTCTGGGGTCCGTTTCACCGCGTGAAGAAGCGCACGTCCACGGGTCGCGAGTGGTGGGACAGCGTCTTCTGTCTTGAAGAGTTGGGTCAGGCCTGTGAACTCTGTCGCGAGGAGATCAGCGCCGGCACCCAGTTTCTTGCTTGGGTCTGGCAGTACAAGATGTACCACGCCAAGCAGGTCGAGGGTTCGCGTCAGGTGGACGTGAACGGACTGATCCGCTACGAGGAGATCAACGACGAACCACGTCTTATGCGGTACTCGCACATGCACAAGGGCAGCATCGAGATGCGGCTACAGCGTCTCGGTACGCTGACCGACCGGGATTACGAGTGGATCCGCACGGGACCCAGGGGTACCAACCGGCCGACCTACATGTTGGAGCCGGTAGGTGATCCTTCCGAGTTGTCCGAGAAGCTGGTTCTGCTACGTAAGGAACTGCCCGCGCTCGAGGATATCGCTCACGGTAAGGTCAGGACGCTTGATGGCCAGGCTGTCGGTGAGAAGAAGAAGACCGCGGCACCGCCTGCGGACAAGCGGGTGGTCGACGTTGGTACTGAGGAAAAAGAGAAGTCACCCGAACAACCGGCCGAGGTAACACAGGAGAAGGAAGAGGGAGACTTCGATCCCGACGACATGCCGTGGGGATCGGGCCCTCCCGGTTACTAGGGCGCTTAGGCTAGTGGTAGACCGCTTGACTCCAAATCAGGAGGCGGGGGTTCGATTCCTCCAGCGCCTGCCAAGAGAGGAGACCTAGGATGGCGAAGATCTCGGTGATGACAGGATTGACCCTGCCGATCCCCGGGCAGCAGTACGGGATGGTCAAGCTCGAGATCCGATACACCGACATCGACACGGAAGGCGATGTCGAAACCCAGCTCAAGAAGTGCGATGAGGTTGCGCTCCAGACAGCCGAACGTTCGGAGAAGACGCTGGCGCAGACCGTTGCTGACACGACCGGGCTGGCTGTTGAGGGTACCGGGTTGGTCAAGGAGTTCGCGGCGTTCAAGGAGCAGGCGCAGACGGCCATCATGAAGATCGCGCACGAGGTCAAGCGTCATAAGGACGTCTTGGAACAGGTGTCCGGTAGCAAGCCAGCCGGCAAGGCTGAGAAGGCGCCGAAGGCTGAGAAGCCTGAGAAGCCACCGAAGGCTGAGAAGGCGCCGAAGGCTGAGAAGCAGTCTGAGGATGCTGGCGGCGACGACGATCCCGTGGAGAAGCCTAAGTCCGAGGAGAAGAGGACGCCACTTCGCAAGAGGCTCAAGGGTGAGTCCGAGGACTAAGGGCTACCCATATAACGGTCCTTGCGGCCAGATCCAGATGCATAGCTCGTGGGAGGTCAAGGTCGCGCGTGTCTTTGACGATCTGGGACTGACTTGGACCTACGAGCCCGAGCTGTTTCGTACATCGGCCGGTGGCTACGTGCCCGACTTCTGGATTGAAGAAGCGCAATGCTTCGTTGAGGTCAAGGGCTATGCAACCGCGTACGCGCTCGGAAAGTTGACGGCCTTCGTCGCGGAGAACCCCGACAAAGAACTGCTCGTGATCCGTGACATCGGATTCATCGGGATGGTTTTCATGGTGCAGCGTATCTATCAGCTGTGCTTGGGAATCAAGTACAATGGTCTGACCGATGCGATGCGTGTTGAGCATATTCGACGCAACGTGTTGCGCATGTATCAAGAGGTCGGTGAGCTGCTCGAGGCGGCGCCCTGGAAGTGGCATCGCGTGTACGACAACGATGACATCAATGTGGGCAACCTAGCTGAAGAGTTCGGAGACCTATTCGTTTTTGCGCTCAACGTCCTGGCCGTCGCGGGCTTGCAAGAGAGTGATATCATGGACGCGGTACACGCGGTACACCTGAAGAACTTTGCGCGGTTGCGCGAGGGTACAAATAAGAAGGAGATGTAGGGGGAATGATCAGGGTAGCGATCATCGGCGCCGGCAACTGCGCCTCGGCGCTCATTCAGGGGGTGCGGTACTACCGGGATGTGGAGGACGGCGAGTCCATTCCCGGCGTCATGCACGCGAACCTCGGTGGCTATCACATCAACGACATCGAATTCGTGGCCGCCTTCGACATCGACAAGAACAAGGTCGGTAAGGACCTGGCTGAGGCCATCTTTATGGCGCCCAATAACACGCCCAAGTTCTGTGCTGTGCCGTCGACCGGGGTGACCGTGGCGCGCGGCAGAACGCTCGACAGTCTGGGCAAGTATCTCAAGCAGGTCATCAAGAAGGCACCGGGGGCGAGTGCGGACGTCGTTGAGATATTGCAAGAGACGGGCGCAGACGTTGTTCTCAACTATCTGCCGGTCGGCAGTGAGGAAGCCACCAAGTGGTACGTGGAGCAGGCGCTCGCGGCCGGTTGTGCCTTTGTCAACTGTATACCGGTGTTTATCGCATCTGACCCGACCGAGTACTGGCCCGACCGATTTGTCAAGGCCGGGCTGCCGATCATCGGTGACGACGTTAAGTCGCAGGTGGGCGCGACCATTCTGCACCGGGTCCTAGCGCGGCTCTTCATGGACCGCGGTGTGCAGATTGACCGTACCTACCAGCTCAACTTCGGCGGCAACACCGACTTTCTCAACATGCTGGAACGAGAGCGGCTCGTATCAAAGAAGATTTCAAAGACCCGGGCGGTCACCTGTCAGCTGGACTATGATCTACCAGAGACCGACATCCACGTTGGACCCAGCGATCACATTCCCTGGCTCAAGGATCGCAAGTGGTGTCACATCAGAATCGAGGGCACCGGATTCGGCAGGTCGTCGGTCAACCTTGAGCTCAAGCTGGAGGTTGTCGACAGTCCCAACTCGGGCGGCGTGATCATCGACGCTATCCGCTGTGCCAAGCTGGGACTCGACCGCGGGCTGTCGGGCCCGCTGGTCGCCCCGTCCGCGTACTTTATGAAGTCACCTCCCATGCAACCGCTCAGCGACGATGAGGCGTGTGAGGATCTGGAAGGATTTATTCGCGATGCGTAGACGTGTACTTGTCACTGGCTGTTCCAGTGGGTTCGGTAGGACCATCGCCTTCGCGCTGGAATCACAAGGCTGGGCCGTCTGTGCGACGGTGCGAAAGACCGAGGACGCGATCTGTCTCAACAGTATCGCCGGTTCGCTCAGTCTAAACATAATGGTGTTGGATCGCTTTGACGTGACCAGTCCCAGCATCACCTCGCGGATTCAAACGCTAGGGCCATTCGATGCGGTCGTGAACAACGCCGGCTACGCGCTGTGGGGCCCGGTCGAGGCCGTTAGCATTGACGAGGCACGTCGACAGTTTGAGGTCAACGTGTTAGGCGCGCTGCGCGTGACCCAGGCTGTGCTGCCGGGCATGCGTGAACAGGGTCACGGACGCGTGGTCAACATCGGTTCGACGGTAACGCCGAAGCTCGGCGCCGGTCTATACGCGGCGAGCAAGGCTGCGCTCAGGGCGCTCACCGAGACGCTGGCGGTCGAGGTTGAACCGTTCGGGATCAACGTGTCGTTGATTGAGCCTGGGAAATACCTGACGATGTACGCGCGCAACAGGGTGATCTCCATCGGCGACATCGGTGCAGAGTACCTAGACATGCACGAGGTAAGTGCGCCGAGGCGGACTCGGGGCGGGTCCAACTCTTGGGACGTGGGGCGACTGGTTACGATAGTTCTCAATGATCCGCAACCGAAGCTACTCTATCTCGAGGAGGACGTGCAGTGCTCAAGGTAGGAATCATCGGTGCCGGCATCATGGGAACGCGGCGCGCCGAGGCTGCGCGGCGGACCCCCGGGATAGAGCTCGCTGGCATCTACGACACGGACTTTGAGAAGGCTCGTGCGTTTGCTGAGCGGCAATCTTGTATGTTGCTTACACAGCCGCCCTCCGATGTCGACCTTGTCGTCATAGCCACGCCCAATGCTACACACGTCGACCTCGTGCGAGAGGCGCTGTCACGTGGACAGCACGTGCTCTGTGAGAAGCCGTTGGCGCTCAACGGTGATGACGCCCTGGAGCTGGCCATCGCGGCGGCTGATGCAAACTTAATGTTGCGCTCAGGCTTTCATATGCGGCATTACCCGGGCGTGCAGCGGTTACGTGAGATGATACAGAACGACGACCTCGGTACGGTTGTCTATACGACCGTCGAGTACGGCAGTCAGCGCGTCGCGGGCTTTGCGGATTCGTGGCGTTGCGATCCCATCATCTCGGGTGGCGGGGTTCTGGTGGACCAGGGCATTCATGTGCTTGACCTCATCTGGTGGTTGCTGGGTGAGGCAACGGTTCAGAAGTCCGAGGTTCATAACACGAGGGCACTTAGTGACAAAATTGAGGACGACGCACGCGTGCTGTTGGACGTAAAGTCAGGACTGGTCAACATGCACGCGAGCTGGGTCTGCTGGCCGGCGCGGTTCTCGGTCAAGTTGATCGGGACTAAGGCACGGTGTTCACTGTCCGGACTCGAAGCGCGTTATGGTCCACAGCGGTTGACGCTCGAGGACGGAGATACTACATTCGCACTGGTAGATATCTGGGCGCGAGAGTGGCTGGACATTCTCAAGGAGCTGCGTGGCGCGCCGCATGTCGGTGATGATGGATATGCGGCGGTCGCACTGCTCGATGAGGCGAGGAGGTATCCAGATGTCTAAGCACACGACAATCAGTCTCTGCGCGGCCGATGTCGAACATCATCGCAACGGCTTCAGGGACTGGGTCAACCTTGAGATGGATCTGGGCGGACCCGATCCGCAGGTATCACTGATCGTGCGCATGATCAAGGACAGCACGTGGGACCTGGCCGAGCGTGCATGGCGAGCAGCTTGCTGGGTCTCCATCTACACGGTAGCATGCGGAGAGATGCTCTGGAAGGAGCTTCCGTCTACCGTCAGCGACAAGGAGATTCGTGCAGCGGTCGACAAGGTGTGGCCGTTGCTGACGATCAGAATGGAACGCCGCGCTATCATGAGCGCGCCACGACTGACCAGGTTTCTCAGTTCGTTTAGGGACTGGATCAACGACGAGCTGTTTGAGCTTGACCGCGCCGACTATGAGGCAATCTGGAACAGCGCCCGGGAGCACATTCACTTTTCAGGGCGTTACTCGACGATCAAGGTACTCGAGGTATTGCGGCGTCTCGAAGTGGTATCCGCGGCTCTGCCGGACCTTCGGCCCGATGGAGCATGGAGTCCTCGGCTGACGCTCTCTTTTCTCAGACCGGACAAGGACGCCGTGTTGAACGGAGGCAACAGCGCTGAGACACTGGCGGAGGTTCTCGACATCTTTGAGGACATGCGTACCGAGATGAATCCGTTCATCGGACGACCCCAGCCGCTCGATCCGTTTACCTTTGAGGTGTCATTGTGCAATTATCGGCAGTCGCTCAAGACCAAGTATCCTGGGCGTGGGCATGACTCTGAGTTGGCCTGTTACAAGAAGACAGAACCGTATTGGAAGTACAGCGGACACACGTCAGCGTTCTTGATAACGCGCTACATGATGTGGGATCGTCGGTGCCTCGGTGAGCTGCATGGCTGGAACGCGGTTCGCAAGGAGGTCGGTGAGACCATCGCGCAGCACGGATACTACTGGAGCGATCTGGTGTACGACTACACACGGACAACGGATCTAGCACATCCTGTGAGGTGGGACTGATGAAGGTACATGAGATTCTACCCGGGTTTTATATCCGGGGCAAGTTCAGAAAGCACGACCCGCGTTGGTACCTGGACGAGCTGGGACAGCTGGGCATCAATGTTCTGGTCAACTTGACGCGCACGCCCGACCTCGCCTTCGGTGCCGAGCCGGGGGAACACTGCAACTGGGCGGTCATGATCGACGGCACTATGCATCCGTTGACGGTTATCTGGAATCCAGTAGTCGACGGACACCTGCGCGATTCTAGCGGGGTGGAAGCTCTGGCTGATAAGCTGGCCGGCGCCGTTAAGCTAGGTCTGAAGGTGCTCGTCTACTGCAACGCGGGACGTGACCGGGCGGGACTAATCGCCACGCTCGTGACTGCACGGGTGTTGGGTATCGACGACAGGGCGGCACTTGAGCATGTACGGGCGCGGCGACCGAATGCTGTGGTCAACCCGTACTTTAGGCGGTACATCGAGGAGGGAACATGTTCGTAAGTCTACGTGGCCCAGGTGGCAGCGGTAAGTCCTATGTGGGACACGCGCTGCTGGATGCATATCCGCACGTGCCGATCTTTGATGACACGTGGAACAAGCAGAAGCCCAAGCTGATCGGCTATGAACTGCCGGGCGGGCTGGTCGTTCTCGGGCGGTATACGGCTCCCGGGGGCGGGCTCGACGGCTTCCTGACGTCCAAGACGCGTGACAAGTTTCACGCGCTGATCCGCAAGTACGCGACCACCAAGCCATTCGTCTTCGGTGAATCGCTGACCATCTCGAGCTCGCGGATCTGGTGGGAGGAGCTGGCTGATGAGCTCGGGTACGGCGCGCTCGTGTTCGCCTTCCTCAACACGCCACCCGACCTTTGCGTGCAGCGCATCCTACACCGCAACGGCGGGAAGCCGATCCACGAGGACCAGGTCCACGCGCACTATCGGTTCATTCAGCGACTCGCCGGAAAGTTTGAGATGCGCGGCGACCGCGTGGTGCACATTGACTACAAGCAGTCGGTCGAGGCGGTCACCAAGCTGTTCACCGAGGCGGGATGGCGTCCATGAAGCCGACAGCACTAGGCGTCCACATCTATTCCGGTGCGTTCACACTGGGTGTCGCCCGTGAATTTTATATCCTCGGTCAGTGGGAGGAAGGTCCGTGGGGAGCTGCGACATTTGACTTGAACTTTCCCGACATACCGCACCCGTTGAAGCTGGAGGACTGGCCGGTGGCCACGCATGTGGGAGCGGTTGATTTCATCTATGCGAACCCGCCCTGTGCACCGTGGAGCTGTGCCGGTGGTCTGCTCGGGATGGCTGATCCGCGGCTGTCATGTACACGGAACGTGATGGATCTGGCGCTCAAGTTGAAGCCCCAGGCTCTCATTGTTGAGAGTGTTCCCCGGGCATGGTCGCCCAGCGGTGGACAGGATTTCTACACGGAGCTTGCCGAGGACTTTCAGCGGGCTGGTTACGCGGTAACCGTCTACCTGACCAACGCGCTGTTGACGGGCGCATCGCAATGGCGTGAGCGATTTCACTTCATTGCGCACAAGCACGAGCTCGACATTCCTGAACCTACCATGACTATCAAGGATGTGCCGACGGTGCGAGACATCATCGGTGACCTCGAGCACTCGGCGCGGTGGACCGGTCAGAAGCCGACGCTGCCCAACCATCTGGTTAAGCAACCGAGTCACTTTGATTTGAACACGTTTCAAAATCTACTGCCTGGAGAGGCCTGCAACGACGGCGTGACTCGCGCCTGGGCTGCCGGACTCGAGGCCAAGCGATGGCGGAACATCGCGCACCGCATTCGATATGACTGTCCGTCATCGACCATGGCGGATATCGGTTCGGTGGTTCACCCGACGGTGGACCGGATAATCACGCTGCGTGAGGGCGCTCGACTCTGTGGTTACCCGGACGACTTCGTTTTTGCTTTGCTTGAACGACAGACCTGCACACATGACGCTCGCTCGGCTGACGTAACACAGGCGGTACTGCCGCCGGTGGGTGAGTATCTAGCGAAGTTGATGCTGCATAGCTTCGACAACCGGGCGGCTGAGTCCGGCGCGTTCAGGGTCGTTGACCATCGCAAGATAGCGCGGCCATGGAGTCCGGGCCGCTATGAACGGACCCTGGAGGGTATAGTAAACTGATATGATCATTCTGCTAGAAGGGCCTGATGGCAGCGGTAAGACGACGCTGGCGAAAACGCTCATGCTTCGCGGCTTCGGCTACGTACACATGTCGGTGCCGCGACCGGCCGATGATCCGCTGCTGTACTGGCTCGCGCGGTTCAAGGACGTGCGCGGACCGACGATCATCGACCGTATGCACTGGAGTGAGGATGTCTACGGACCGTTGTTTCGCGACGGCTCGGCGCTGTCTCAGCTCGATCGTTGGTTACTCGAGGGCTGGCTTATTGCGCACGGTCCGATCGTCATTCTCTGTTATCCACCGCTCAGGACGGTGCTCGACAACACGGCGGAGGACGTGGGCAAGCTGCACCACGCGGATCCCAAGATGGTGCGGCGAGTACACAAGGAGTTCGGTCGACCGTGGCAGTCTGAGCTGCCTCGCATCGAGTATGACTACACGGAGGAGAGCGTCGCGCATCTACTGAAGCGGTTACCTGCGATAGTACAGTGTTTGCCATTCGGACACGAGGGCATCGGATCACCAGATCCACGCTTCGTCTTCGTGGGAGATCGTCATGGTGGATGCGACACGGCGTGCGAGAACCCGTTGGTCTTTAGGTCATCGAGCGGGAACTATTTACGACGAGCACTCGAGGCGGCAGGGTTAGGCCTGCACGACTATCACGTGCTCAACGGATGGCTCTGGAACGAGGACGGAACCGTACGGCCGCACGAGCAACTAGACCGCTGGTTTCATAAGCCATGCATTGCACTGGGACGCAACGCGGAACGAGCGTTGGCAAAGCTAGGCATCACACCGGCGGCCGCTATTCCGCACCCGCAGTGGTGGAAGCGATTCTCCTACTACGACTTCGATAACTACGTGCGGATGATCAAGGAGGCGATGGACAATGAGAAGTAGCTGGTTCGGTAACATGCTTGTCTTTGAGACGAGCGACCTCAGGTGCACATACGGAGCCTTGCTTGAGGAGATCTGTGTGCGCGGCGTTGAGACCCATCCGCGCGGTACCCACACTCGCGAGGCCCGACCGATGGTGGTCCGGCTTACCGAGCCGCACAAGTGTGTGGTCAAGCGCCCGGGAATGAACCGAGCGTATATGTGGATGGAGGTCACGCAATATCTGGCGGGCGAGTACGACAATGAGTTGCTGGCGCGGTATTCACCGAAGGCAGCCGAGATGAACAACGCCTTTGGCTTCTATGGTCCGCGTATCGGGAATCAGTTGGTCGAAATCGAGCATGAGCTGCGGCATGACAAGGACTCGCGGCGCGGGCTAGCCTATATCGGACGTCCGGAGGACCTGATGTACGCGAAGGACCTCGACATGGTTTGTACGCTGGGCTGGCAGTTTCAGCGGCGTGGTGAGGCGCTCGAGTTGCAGGTCTTCATGCGGTCATGGGACCTTGTGTGGGGACTGTCCTATGACATTCCGGCCTTCGTGTCGATGCAGCTAGCCATGGCCCGGGCACTCAACCTTGATGTCGGGACATACACGCATGTAGCTGGGAACGGTCACGTCTACGATCGCCACTTCGATCTGACGGTCGATGAGGGAAACTATATGCTGCCATGTGTGGGCAGCTATGACGGGGGCATGAATGGAACGCGTGAGTTTGCCCGTCTAGTGCTGGCCTTCGAACGCGAGTCTCCTTACGGAGCTATCACGGACAAGGTGCTTGATGACATGCCGCAATGGGAGCCCGTGATTACGGCTTGGAGGAAGTATGGAGCTCGCACAGCTGCGAAGCAAGCTGCTGGCAGCTAAGACCGTCACGTTTGACACCGAGACGGACACTCCGATCAGTGCTGACGGCCCATCGTGGCTGCGTGACAACGTGGTCAGCGTGGGTTTTGCGTGGGGACCTACCTACGAGCAAAGCGCATACGTGCGCGCCAAGACGCCCGGGCTGAAGGAGCTGCTCAGCGAGTTGCTGGGACCGACCGGACCGCGTGTGGTCGCGCACAACGCTAAGTTTGACCTGCACATGGTGCGCAAGTCATTCGGCGTGCGCCATCAGCGACGGGTGCACGACACGATGACACAGGCGCATCTCGTCAATGAGAACAAGCCCAAGGGATTGAAGCCGCGCGCAGTTGCAGAGTTTCCGGGTGAGGCACTCGATGTGCAGGAAGCCGCGGTCAAGGACTACATCAAGACGAACCGCGCTAACAAGCGTTCGCGGCCTGACGGAGTCAAGTGCTGGGGCGACATTCCACACGAGATGCTTGAGCCGTACTGCCGCACGGACTGTACCTTGACGTGGCGTCTGGACGAACTTTTTGTGCCGCAAATCAAGGCGACCCCACAGCTCGAAGCGGGACAAACGTTGTGGGACCTTTACGAGACGGAGCTAGACCTGACTACGGTCCTGCTCAAGATGGAGGCCGCCGGGGTACTCGTCGACCGAGAATTCCTTGAGCAGCAACAGATTGCGATGACCGCTGAGCTGGAGGAAATCACGGCCACTGTGGCCAAGTTGACCGGACAGAAGGATATCAACCTCGGGTCCGATGCGCAGCTCAGGAAGTTGCTCTATGAAGACTTGAGACTGCCGACGCACAAGAAGACCAGGGGTGGTGCGTGGTCAACGGACGCTGAGACGCTCGCGTGGCTGCTCGCCGGTGGTGAACAACTCGAGATTCTGACGCCGATCCTGCGTTACGGTTCGGTGGCCAAGCAGCTTTCATCCTACGTGAATTCCTCGCTCGAGTGGAGTCAGTGGGACGGCAGGGTGCACGCTGATTTCTTCTCGTGTGGGACGCGCACGGGACGATTCAGTTGTTCAAAGCCGAACCTTCAGAATGTCACGCGGCCGGACGTTGCGGATCCGACCACGTTGGTCGCACGACGGACGTTTATCTGTGACCCCGGGATTCCGATGACCATGCTTGACTACGACCAAATCGAGATGCGCGGCTATGCACACTATACCGGGGACCGGCGACTGTGTCAGGTGTATCACGATAAGAGGGATGTCTACTCTGAGGTTGCTTCGTGGATCTGGGGCGGGACTCCTGAGGATCATCCGAAGGGTACGGAGACGCGGCGTAAGGCGAAGACCACGGGACTGGCCATCATCTATGGAGCCAGCGGTCGGCGCATCGGGCTGCAGCTCGGACGAAATGCCAAGCAGGGGCGTGCAATCATTGACACGTTCTTCAACCGCTCACCCAGGTCGCGGGAGCTCTTCAGCGGCGTGCAGCGTGCGGTTGCGCTACGAAACTTCGTCTACAACGAGTTTGGACGGCGGCGGCACTTGACCTCAGATGAAGCCTACAAGGCGGTCAACTCGCTCATTCAGGGTTGGGCGGCTGACCTCATCAAGGACGCAATGGTGCGTATCGACCGGCTCGGCATAGTTGAGACCAACGCGGAGCACGGATTTCGATTGCAGGTGCACGACGAAGTACGGCTCGATGGCCTATCCGCGCGAGAGGAACGAGACGTTGAGGAGGCCATGACAGCCTACAATCTACTCGTACCTGTGACAGTCAGCGTAACGCATTCAACGACGAACTGGGCCGCGGCGAAGTAGGGTATAGTAAAGGTAGGGGAGAACACGCATGGGTGATGTACCGCTTGACGCCTTTGGCGAGCGTTTTAACAAGCGCACGAAGCGCCAGGTTTTCTTCGACCCGGAAGACGAAGAGCTTGAGCCCGGGCTGATCACGCTCGATATGCTGGCCGTGGATGATATGCTGGGTGGTGGACTGCCACGCGGTCGGACCACGATGATCATCGGCGAGCCGTCAAGCGGCAAGACCCTGTTGGCGCAGCTATTCATCGCGGCGGCGCAGCGGCAGGGTGGGACGGCGGTCTACATGGACGCCGAGCACACCTACAGCCGGCGCTGGTTCGAGGCGACCGGTGTTGAGACAAAGAAGGGCAAGCTCATCATCGCGCGGCCACTGTACCTTGAGGAAGCATTTGATGCGATCATCGCTCTGATGGAGCAGGTCAAGCCGGCCATTATTGTCGTTGACTCGCTGCCGGCGCTGATTCCGAAGACGCAGGTCGAGGCCGAGATGATGAAGCAGGACTTCCGAGGCATCTTTCCGCGCAAGGTTACCGAGGGCATCGGTAAGGCGACCGCGGCGAATCACGGTACGGCGCTCGTGGTTATCAACCAGCTGCGGATGTCGATGGGAGTCACGTTTGGCAATCCCGAATCGCTGCCCGGGGGCAAGGCGCTCAAGCACTACGTGACAGCGATCGTTCGCGTGCGGCGCGGACGCTGGCTGACCTCCGTGGCCGGCGCTTTTGAACACGATGACGAGAACTTTACCGCTTTGGCACAGGAGAAGGACGCGAAGCGAGTCGGGTTCATGCTGCGACTGCGCACCGATAAGAACAAGCTCGCGGCGCCGTGGCAGGAGGCCGAATTGAAGTTCCACTTCACGGGCGAGGTGGATCCGACGGGTGCACTGGTCAACCTAGGCATCGAGCATCGTGTGATCGATGTCACGGCCGGCTATTATGCGGTGCCCGGGGTCGAGAAGAAGGTGCACGGACGAGACGCGGTTGAACGTCTGTTGCGCGAGAATGACGAGCTACGCGAGCAGTTGACCGCACTGATAAGGTTGGCACCATGAGTGAACCGGTCACAGAGATGTCTGATCTGCACCGTGAGTTGACTCGGTTGCTGCAAAATTGGGGTCTCGAGCTAATGGACGAGGTTCCGTTCCCGCCATTCCAAGTTGACATTTATGTGCCCGAGGCGCACGTGGCCATCGAGGCCGACGGTCCTCAGCACAATCGTCGATCAGACGAGAGACGGGATGAAAGGTTGTTCGAGCTGTATGATCTGCCGGTGATTCACGTGACAGACGAGGCGATCACTGAACAGGCTTCGCTGCGGTATGCACTACTCGCGCATATAAGTATCTACATGCAGACCGCGGAGCAACGGCTCGTGCGCTGTAAGGCGAAGCTACCATGGATCTAATTCACCCACGACGGCGGTCACATGTCGCGCAGCTCTGGATGGGATCTGCCTCGGGTGCTGACTGGTTGCTCAGGCGTCTTAACGATGCGATCATGTCGCACGAGGTATTGTGGCATGAGCCGATTCCTCATCAGTTTCGCATGAGCGGCTCGGGCGATGCGTGTGTACGGTCGCTTACTCTGCAAGGACTTGGCCATTCGCAGATCTATCCGCCACGAGTGCTGCGGATCTTTGCCACCGGACGGGCCATCGAGCACGAGATCGTGGACGAGATGGCGGATACCGGAATTTTGCTCGACGCACAGGATGAGTGCAGCATTAAGAGTTTGCCGCTCATCGGACACTACGATGTGTTGCTCAAGGACCCGGGCACCGGGGAGAAGCTGCTCGGTGAGATCAAGTCCATTAAGGAAGAGCGATTTGAACAGCTGCCGGATGCCAGTGATGATCCGCACGAGACCTTGTGTCGGTTGGTCGATGCCGGGTACCGGGGTTACATCGCGCAGTGGTGCATGTACGCATACTCCCAGGGCGGATTACGCGGATTCCTTCTGTTCGAGTCGAAGAACACACAACGTCGTACAATCTACTGGCTCGAGGTGGATCTCGAGTTGGTACAGACCATCATCAAGACGCACACGGAGGCGTGGAAGTACGTGCGGCAGAATCTAGTGGCCCCCCGAACACGAAAGACCAAGCAAAACCCGATGTGCAAACGCTGCTGGCGCCGTTATCTGTGCAAGGAGCTGCCTGAGGAGGCCGTGGACTATGACACCGTCCGAGAAATCGACCAACGATGTCGGTCTAGACGCTAAGGGAATCTACTCCTGGGCACTGAATCGTGTCGCACGACAGAAGTTGGCGGTGCCCAAGAGACCTAAGAAGTGGGTCGCGGAGTATGAGTTTCCCGAGGATCCGGCGTTGCTGTCGAGCCTAGAGCTCGGTCAGCTGATGCTTAAGCTATCTGCAATGTACGGTTACGTGTTACGATTGATGGGGGTACTCGACGCCGAATTGGTAGCCGTAGATGCAGAGTATGATAGCCGCGTTCAAACGCACGCGCTCAAGGTAAGAGAGGAGCTCGGGCGAGTGAACAAGGAGCTACGCGAAGCGCACGTGGTATACACGCACAAGGAGCTGCGGCCGTTGCGACAGCGTCGTATTGAGCTGCGCACGGTGCGTGCCATACTTGACACCTATGCGCGTATCTACATTTTTCATCACCAGGCCCTGTCCCGGGAGCAGTCCCGGCGGGCCGAAGAGAGTCGCATGGAGATAAGGAGCTAATCACATGCCCAGTATCAGAGCGATGGCGCCGGCGACCCGGGAGCTATTCGAACAGCGCGTATCGATGCTAGCCACGGAGGGCAAGTCGATGCGCGACACCGCGCTCATCCTGTCGGGCGAGTTCCCGGGCTACGGGATCACGTTCGGTACGATCCAGTACATGGCCAGCGCGCGCAACCTGCACTTTTCCGGCTCAACGCAGTCACTCGAGCGAGATATCGAGCTGTTTGAGCAGCCCTATGAGTTCGAGGAGCTGCGTATCACCGACGCGCCAGATGGCTTCAAGATTCTCATCGTCAACGACCTCCAGTTTCCGTTCCATGACCCCAAGACGTTGACGGCGGTGGAGAACTTTTGGAACGAGTTCAAGCCCGACCTAGAGGTCTTCAACGGGGACATGATTGACTTCTACAGCATCAGCGTCTTCGACAAGAACCCTACCCGCGCGTTCAACCTACAGAACGAGTTGGACGTTACGCGCGGATGGCTTGAGCGACGTGTCGTGCGCCATCCGGAGGCCCGGCGGATCCTCGATGACGGCAACCATGAGGACCGGTTGCGGCGCTGGTTGCGAAAGAAGGGGCCCGAGGTCGCGAGTCTGCGGGCGCTTAAGCTCAACGCGCTGCTGGGTCTGGACGAGATGGGAATCGAGCACCTGCCCTACAGGAGCGTCATCGACTTCCTGGGTTATCGAATCGAGCATGGCTACAAGACGTCAACGTCCACCGCTTACCCCGTCAACGTGAGCCGTTACATGGCGGTCGGCACGGGATCGTCCGGGCTGTGCGGGCACTCACACCGATTCAGCATCTATGCGTGGACCGATGCCCGGGGAAGCCACAGCTACATTGAGAACGGATGCCTCTCCCGGTTCGACCTGGAGTACGCGCCGTTCCCGAATTGGCAGCAGGCCTTCACTTATGGTATCGTGCACAACAACAAGGTTCACTTGGTACCCGTGCTGATCTACCGTGATGGCTTCCGCGCCGAGGGCGAGTTCTACAGGCGGTAGTAACCATGTTGACCGAAGAGCAGTTGCGCATCCTGCACAACGGACGCTTTGGGCCGAACTTCCATCGCGTGGTCGCACTGGCGGCATCGGGACTCTATCGGTCCCGGGCTGAAATCGCGCGGCAGGTGGGAGTCGGTCGCGAGCGAGTGAAACAGATCCTCGAAGCAGCCGATGCGCGCGGGATCCTAAAGATGCCGTTCAAACGGTATCCGAAGAAGGCGGCCGGACTGAGGAATCGAAGGACATGAGCCAGTGGCTAAGCCATTTTGCAAACGATGCGGAAGTACCTTCCTGCTACCTTGGTATGACGGGGACATGATGTGTCTGTGCGGTGAGATCTGGTACTTACGACCGCCACCCCGACCGCGAGATGTCAGAGATGATCTGCGAAAGCGGGAGCCACGGCTTCCGGGGTTGCGGACGGAGAGGAGACGGCGATGAGCCCAACATTTGAGCTCGAGGACTGGCTGATAGGGCGCACCAATACACAGCTCGTGGCCGGATTCGACGAGGTCGGTATGGGCGCATTCGCTGGTCCGGTGATGGTCGCTGGTGTCATCCTGGAGCCGCGCTATCAAGAGTGGTACGATAGGCTCGATGATTCCAAGAAGTTGACGCGTGCGGTTCGTGAGGCGTTGGCCGACGTGATCGCACGGGAAGCCGAGGCCTGGGTAACGGTTGACATCTGGCCGCGTGAGATCGATGAGCTCGGTGTCTATGAGGCGCGCAATCGTGCGATGACAGAAGCATACGCGAGACTGCTTGGACAGTTGCCGGACAGACGTATTGCTGCGATCGTGGACGGACGGAGTTTGCGTGGGCTGTTGCCGCCGCCGAGCTGTTATCTGGACCACGCTGACGCGCAAAGCTATACGGTGGCCGCTGCGTCAATCATAGCCAAGGTCATCCGTGATCACATCATGGGGACGCTCGCCACGGGTAACCCGGGCTATGGCTGGGAGCGAAACGTGGGCTATGGCACCAAGGAGCATCGGGACGCTATTGAACGACTAGGCCCGACGCCCTTGCACAGATTTAGCTTCGGTCCACTTCAAAAATACCGCGATCAGGGTATAGTTGAGCAGAAGGAGGACGACCAATGCTAGTTGTCAGGCGTGCCGATGGCTCAAGAGTTGAACAGTTTGAAACCGCCGAGTCCTTGATGGCCCGGGAGTGCCGTCGGATCTCGCTACGCGGACCTATCATCGGTTCGCCTATGCGGGCGGACTACCTGGGTCCCACACAGATCTGTGAATCAATTCTCGCCTACAACTATCTCGATCGAAAGGCACCGATCTGGCTGTTCATCGAGAGCGGAGGCGGCGACATCGACACGGCGTTTGCGCTGTACGACACGATCCGCATGAGCAAGGCTCCGGTCTACACGGTGGGCCAGGCATGCGCCAGTGCAGCGACATTGCTCTTGGCGGCTGGCGTTAAGCGCTTTCTCTATCAGCACGCACGCGTGATGCTTCACCTGCCGTCCGGCGTTGCGCAGGGCGACGTCAGGGAGATCGCCATCCGCACGCAGGAGTTCGAGCGGGTACGTGACGCTCTGGTGGACGCCTACATCGAATGCGGTGTCAAGAAGACGCGCGCCGAGATTCTGAATGACATTGACCGTGAAATGTGGTTGACCCCTGTGGAGGCCATCGGGTACGGGCTCGCGGACGAGATCATTACCTCGGGTGCACTGTTTGATGACTGTCTAGGGATGCGGCCTTTATTGCCGGCTGAGCCACCGCCGGCAAGTTCGGATCTAAGGGAGGATGCACCATGAGTGACCGAGCAGCAGACGGGGATCTGGGAAGTATTGAATTCGGTGGGGACGCCGAGGAGAAGACGCTCGAGCAGGAGCATGCTGAGGGTGACGTGACGTACTGCCGCGGGCTGATCCAGGAGCTGGCTGATATCGCTAAGGAATTGGCGAAGCGCGGCGTGGATCCGTTGGTTACACGTGAGCAGGAGATTCGCGCGCTGCTCAAGGCTCACATGCTCGACGCTCATCTCGACCGAGTCCCCGATCCGAAGACCATGTTGGCCGCACGACTTCAGTTCGGCTTCTCCGACATCTACGATCCCGAGGTATTGGAGCCTCTACTGACTAAGGCGCAGAAGAAGAAGTGCCTGGTACTCGGCGTGGATGGGCCTGCGGTCAAGAAGCTGGTTGAGACCGGTGTGCTTGACTATGATGTGCTGATCGAGCAGGGTGCCTTGACGCGCAAGTCGCGCTCGCCTGGGCTCTATATCGATCGGATGAAGGAGTAGGGATCATGGACTTTCACACTCCGACACAGTTGTTTGGGCCAGCGGTGTCGATCAACGTGCACGCAAACCAGGACCATCACAAGGTCAAGTTGTGCCTCAGTTCAATGGGCGCGCTCAGTCTGGAAGCCGGCGACGCAATCTATCCCAAGGCTGACATCACCGTGTTTCTCGGCGATGCACAGAAGTTGGCGCTTATCAGCCAGTGCGATGCCATAGCGCGACAGCTCGAGACGGAGCTCAGCGGGACCTTGGAGTAGCGTATACAAATGCCCTGGTCTGGGATATAATTAGACCGGAGGCGAGGTCCCATGACAAGCTCCCAGGACAACTCATTCAGTATCAGCCATCTGATGCAGACGCCGACGCTGGCGTTCACGTCCAGCGGTATCCTGTGTTTGGTCCTGTGGTTCTTCAAGGTGCCCTTCGCCGACCTAGCAGCCTTCATCTTCTTCGTGCTGGCCGGCGCTGGGACCGCGATGGCTCTGGGTTCTGAGGTACGGCGGAAGCAACAGACATGGGGTTGGATGGGCCTGTTCAAGGCGATCCGTGACAAGCCATCGAAGTTCTTCGTAACGGGGTTCTTCGGGCACCTGCCGCAGTTGCTGGCGGCGTTCGCGATTGCGTTGATTTGGAGACGAAAGTCTCGGAGACGGTAGTCCTCCTTGGAGGCGCTGCTGTGAAGCATAAGCTTCGAACACAGAAAGAAATACGCGAGGAGCGGACCAAGCTGGAAGGCTTGAGTGAGCGCTGGCCGGATCTTCGTTCGGCAATCTGGTTGATTAACTGGTTGCTACACGAGGGACCGTCACCCTCCTCGACATTGAAGTTGCTCGAGGAAAAGGCTCACGATATGCTTACAGAGGAGTACCTGGCGGAGATCAATCGATGTCAAGAGGAAAGACCGGAGCAAGGAAGGTCATCAGTCGGGTCCGGATAGAAGCAGACCGGCCCGAGCGCGCATCATTTCAGATGATCTGGGAGCAGGTCGGACTAACCAAGGATGGGCAACCTCGCTTTAAGTTGCGGACCGATATACGATTGAGGATGCGGTCTGTGGGTAAGGTCTGGCGAGCGAACCCCCGGGCAATACGTGAGATGATACGACGACGCGCCGGTCGCGTGAAGAGTACGCTGGTCGAGGACCAGACGAAGACGGGTATAGTATCTAAGAGGGAAGGTGATTGAGAATGTGGAATGACGGTCTGTGGTACATCATCTGCGATCGGCTGGCACGTCTGCACTTCTTGACGTGGCCGTTCAGGCGGCTGAGGTGCCTGTGGCTCGGGCATTCACTTGTGGATTCCGCCTACTATGCCCCGACCGAGACCTTTCAAAGTGGCCGGCGAGTGCCCGTGCCCGTGAGGAATGGCTACACGGTCGAAACATGTCGTAACTGCGGCACCCGCCGCCAGTTTGACAACTGAGCCCGGGCTCCGCACGGAGCTTGTCGATTTCTGGGGGGAGTAGCATAATGGGAATGCTCTTGCCTTGCAAGCAGGAAGATGCAGGTTCGAATCCAGTCTCCTCCACCATGCCCCTGTAGCTCAGTGGATTCAGAGCACGTGGCTTCGACCCACGGTGTCGGGGGTTCGAGTCCCTCCAGGGGTACCAATAGCGGGGTAGAGCAGTGGTCAGCTCGGCTGCCTCATAAGCAGCAGGTCGTGGGTTCGAATCCCACCCCCGCTACCAACATGGCGGGTTCGTCTAGTGGTCAGGATGCCAGGTTCTCAACCTGGTGACGGGAGTTCGAACCTCCCACCCGCTACCAGAACATTAACAATTACATACGTGTAGAGGTGGCCGAGTGGATGAAGGCGGCGGTCTGTAGAACCGCAGGGGTAACTCCCCCGCGCAGGTTCGAATCCTGCCCTCTACACCAATGCTCCGGAGTAGTGTAGCGGTAGCACGCTTGGCTGTTAACCATGAAGTGCGGGTTCGACACCTGCTTCCGGAGCCAAGCCGCGGTAGCATAACTGGTCCAACGCACCGGCCTGATAAGCCGGAGATTGCAGGTTCGATTCCTGCCCGCGGTACCATTCCCGGGTAGTCTAGTGGTAGGACGCGCGGCCCTGGACCGTGAATCGGAGGTTCGAATCCTTCCCCGGGAACCAACATGCCGGGGTAGCTCAGATGGTAGAGCGCCGACGTCGTAACTCGGAAGTCGCAGGTTCGATGCCTGCCCCTGGCTCCAAGTGCCGCTGGGGTGTGACGGTTCGCATACGTCCCTGTCAAGGACGAGGAGCGGGTTCGATTCCCGTCGGTGGCGCCAATCCGGGTGTGATGTTAACGGCAGCATGTCTGCCTTCCAAGCAGAACGTGGGGGTTCGAATCCTCCTACCCGGACCACTGAGGGGCGGCAATGTGGCGTAGCGGCCGTTCTCGAAAAGCGGCAAGTCGAAAGGCGATGCAGGTTCAACTCCTGTCCCCTCAGCCAATGCCCCGCTAGCTCAATGGAGTAGAGCAAGCGGTTCCTAACCGTTAGGTTCGGGGTTCGAGTCCTCGGCGGGGCACCAACATTGAAGGGATGGCAGTCGGTCATGCCGGCTGGTTTGCTAAACCAGTGGCCCTTCGGGACCCGCGGGTTCGACTCCCGCCCCTTCAGCCAAGCCGAGGTAGCCCAGTGGTAGAGCGGCGGAGTGAAGATTCGCGCGGCAGGGGTTCGAATCCCTTCCTCGGCACCATAGGGGATTAGCTCAACTGGGAGAGCAGGCGGTCTACACCCGCCAGGTTGGGGGTTCGATTCCCTCATCCCCTACCACATCTGGTGTTCACCGATCGGTGAAACAGCTGGTTAGAGTGAACATCTCCGGGTGTGGTCCAGCGGTTAAGATACCGGCTTGCCATGTCGGGGACGGGAGTTCGACTCTCCCCACCCGGACCAAACGTAGGGGCGTGGTGGAATTGGAATACACGGTAGGCTTAGACCCTACTGTCGAAAGGCATTGCAGGTTCGAGTCCTGTCGCCCCTACCAGCGCGAAAGTGGTCGATAAGTTTCTGTCTAGCTGATAGAAAGAAGTCAGCATAACTTCGTCGACTCGGGCCTGTCCAGCGGGACAGAAAGTAGTGGGCAAAGTTTCGATGACTCAAATCTGTCGCGGCGGACAGAGCAGAACACGCGAAACTTTGACGGCTAATCTCTGTGCGGTCGGACAGAGCGGAACGGTCGAAAGAGTGGTCGAAGATTTCTGTCACGACGGAGAGAAAGTAGTGGGCAAAAGAGTGGCCGATAATTTCTGTCGGCCCGGACAGAGAAGAGTGGTCGAAAGAGTGGTTAAAAGTCTCTGTCACGGTGGACAGAAAAGAGTGGACGAAACTTCGCCGACTAAGTTCTGTCCTAGTCCACAGGGATTAGCGTTCGAAGTTGTCGGCAATGTTTTCTGTCCAGGTCCATAGGGATTATTGCCTACAACTTCGAGTACTCGAGTCTGTCCGAGTCTATAGAGAGGAGTGGACACAACTTCGCGCACTAATTTCTGTCCGAATGGACAGGGCGAAGTCAACAAAGCTCCGTGGCCAAGTTGGTAAGGCGCGTCTCTGCAAAAGACGAGACCGGGGTTCAAGTCCCCGCGGAGCTTCCATAGCAGCGTGACGGCAACTGGTAGACCTCTTGAGCTCAAACCTCAAGGCTTGTGGGTTCGACTCCCACCGCTGCTACCATGAAATCAATCACCAGAACCGCCCAGAGGTACCCTCCACGGGAGGGGCCTGTAGGGTAACCATAGTAGTCGGGGTGTAGTGTAGTCAGGTAACACACTTGGCCTGGGACCAAGTGATCGGGGGTTCGAATCCCTCCGCCCCGACCAGCTCTCTAAAGATCCACCACCGGGGTATAGTTGTATGTAATACCTTTCCACCATAGCATGATGCCGGTAGTTTCGTTCCGAGGAGGGCGAGATGCGATGGTAGAACCAGGGCTCACTGACAAGTACCGAGTGGAGCGAGTAGACGGCAGACCGATAGAGTTCTGCTT